TGCTGTGGCAAATGTGCCGATCAGCGCATTGATGGATTTTGTCTGCTTTTCCAACGATGCACAGAGGGTGTCTACCCTTGCATCCGTCACCGCTACGCCCTTTTCCATCGTCCGGAGACGTTCCGCATGATCGTTAAGCCGATCCTCTGTCGTTTCAAACTGTTTTTTGATGTACTCTTCACTTAATGGCATATGATTCCTTTCCGCATAAAAATACCGCAGAGATTTCTCCCGCGGTTTCTATGCATCTTTATTCACTTAACTCTTTTTTCAGTTCCTTTTTATCTGCATAAGGTAATTTCGGGTAGCTATCCAGGATTGTCTTCAGATCTTCGCCCTGGCTTAATCTTGCGCGGATTGCTTTGAGCATAATACGTTTTACGCTTGCTGTCATTCTGTCTCACCATCCTCTCCGTACAACAGCCCTGCGACTGCTGTTGCCAAATCATCGATACTGGTCTGCTGATCGTCAAGACGCTGCGCCGTTTTGTCCGCCGGTCTGCATTCCAGTACCGCCATGTACGTTCCTCCATCTGCCTGCTCCAATGATAATCTGGAAAGCGTGAGGTTGCTCTGTCTCTCGATCACAACATCCTCTTCTGTAACAATCTGGATGGTCTGCACATTTTCATCCGTGATCTTGCTCAACAGATCCTTAAATGCGTCCCTGCCCTCCAACGGAATACAAAATGTACTGCCGCTTTCCTGTGAAGTATCCAGCGTTGTTCCGTCTACTAAAATAATATGGTTCATTTCAGTGCTCCTTTCTCAAGGGCTGATACCCTTGTCTGTAATATATCAATCTGTGACTGCTGCATCTGTACCAGCTTAATAAGCGGGCTTACCAGCTTTGCGTAGTCAACACTCATGATCTGATTTTCCAATCCTTTTGATTCGTCAAAGTTCGTTTCGTCATATCCATCCGGTACCGTCACTGCGTGCGGAAAAAGCTCCAAGAGCTCCTCTGCGATCACACCTTCCTGTCCTTTCCGACCACCGAACGCTTTTTTATAATCATAGTCCACGATCCGAACATCAAGGATCTTTCTGGCTTCATCCTCGGTCATGTCCCGGATATTCTCTTTTATCAATCGAGACGATGGATTGGTAAATGAATATCCCTGGACAGGAATCCATGCTGTTCCGTTCGTATTTCTGCACTGCACTCTTGACCCAAGCAAGTCCACATAGGTGTTATTGTTATTTCCATCTCCTGATGCGACTACGATTGGTTTTCCATCCGGTCCCTGTATACGCGATGGATACATGATATTATGTCCGTTCATATTCAATACGCCATTCATGGTATCTCCTGATTTCGCCAATCTATTATTCGCATTTGTATTTGCTGACGATGCAGCATTTCTTGCTGTCTGATCGACAGCGCTTCCCGCCGTCTTAGCATATTTTACTGACTTAACGTCATCCGCAGTATTATCACAGTTACCAAGCCCGACCTGTGCCTTGGTAACACCATGTGGATTACTTTTGTTCTGGATATGATTTGCAAGCGTATTCGCCGCCGCCGCGCCAAGCTGTGCAAGCGTAACACCATGCGGATTATCTTTGTCACCGATATGCGCGATCAATGCGCCTACGGCTTTCTTAATCTTGCCAAACGCCGATAGATATGGTTCCCCGCTTTTCAGTTCTTCCAATTCCTTTGATTCTTCGTAAACCGGAGATTCCAGAGCTCCAATATGCTCGTCAATGGTCTCCATGTTGTCATCAAAATCCTGCACATCGTAAAAATCGTTCTGCCCCGGCTTTTTCAAGCTGCAATTCTTTGTTGTTTCCAACGTATCACCTCTTTCTTTTAAAACGGCTCTTCCCGTAATTCTTTGTGCGTATACTTTGCAAGCTGTCCGCGCGTCAACCCAGTACCTTTTATGATCCCATGCGTATTATACATAAGATCTACATCAAGGATCAGATTGAGCGGCACAACACGTTCCAGCATCTGCTCCGCTTCATTTCGAAACTGCTTAGATTTCAGTGCCACACGAACAGTCAGCGTGTAGGCATCGTGATCCAGTTTTATGGTATACCCGTCTGATCCGCAGAGTGCCGCCAGCTGTTTGCACAAAGTCCGATAGGTATACGGCTTATCTTCAAGCAGTCTTGCGTGGATGCGGAAATTCCGAAACTCGATTGCATCCGTATCAAACGGTGTAATCTCCAATATTTTCTCCCACCGGGATGCGCCGGCAGCGCTCTCATCTGTAATGAACGCTTCGCCAAACAGATCATCTATGGCATCCCACAGCTCCGCTACCGCAGGCTGCTCTACCCTTGCCAGCTCCCGAAACTCCGCATAGGTTTTCAGGATCTCCGGGAGATAATCAAGCAACTGTCTATCCACTGATCTCCCCCCTTAATGGAATCTCATCGACACCAAGCTGTATATTCTCGGCTTTCCCGTTTAATTTCGTATCTGCGACATCCAGAATTCCTTCCACATCCAATAATGCCGCTTCAATCTGCTTGATCCTGACTACCAGACCCGCCACACTATTCTCCCAGTCACGCCGCAGGGACAGCAGATATGTTTCAACTGCCGTTTCGATCCGGCTCTTGATATCCGCAAACGTATATCCGGTATCAAATGTAATGGTCGTTACTACGTTTATTTTTACACCCGCAGCGCCGGCAATCGTAACAATATGACCGATCGGCGCAAGGCCATCTCCCTCGGCATGATTCTGCTCCGGATCGATGATCGTCTGGATGCTGTCGATCAGGACTGTTGATGGCTCGGAATAGTCCGATGCGATCACAACGCAGCGCACATGCCCGCCGACCTTTTCCCCCGCCGCATTGGTCGCACGGTAACACTTCACACCACCAACACCATCAATCGCCTTGATCTTCTCCCGGTAATCCGCCCGGTTGCCGCCAAATGCCGCCGCATTAAAGCTGTCTCTCCATCGTTGCCGGAACACTTCGGTATCTTCTTCATCCTCTCCCGGGATCAGCACTTCGGTCAGTTCGCAAGTTGTAAGCCCCGGAACATAATCAATCGGGATCATATCTCCGAAGTTCCGGTTTCCGGCTTCGCCCAACGTCTCACAGATCATCTGGTAATAAAAAAATCCGTCTTTCTGCTCGATAAAATCTGACACATAATAATTCAGATCATCCAGGCTGAAACGGATTCCACTTTTGACTTCAATATTAAATTTTCCTTTTAGAACTGCATGTGTCGCAGCTTCGGGGATCAACCCTCGGGTATCATACGCAATCTTTGCAAGATACTCACGATCCGCCGTATCTCCGAACATCTGCCGGAACATCCACTCCAATGTAATATACATCTGTGCCGCTTCCGCGCTGTTAGCTCCACACGCAAAATGAATCAAGCTTCCCTCGCGCTTATCTATCGTTGATTTTACCTGCGCAAGTTTCTCTTTCATGAGATTTTCATATGTCTTATCCTCAAACAATCTATACCGTCACCTCTTTCTCTACATCGATCGTGCCTGCGGTCGAATCAACCGAAAAGGTAGCGTGTATCACGCCTTTCCGTGGAACATCAAACGTGAAATTATACACCTTTGTGATCCGGTCATCCTGCATCAGCGCATCTGTAATCCGGTGCTCCAGTTCCGGAATACAGTATGATGTCGGCATCCCGATCAGATCTGCCAGCTGTATGCCATAATTCCATGACACAAGCGGGCATTGGTACCGTTCTACATTTAAGATAAGGAAGATCGCCTGTTTTACTGCGGGGGTCCCATCACAATTCCCTTTTACCGCCTGCCTCTCTACCTGCATTGCAAATGTTTTTGAGGGCTGATCCTCATATTCAATGTTTGATAACTGATTACCCGGTATCACACTATCCCTCCTCACATCGGTCAAGTACCATGTATTTCTGACCGCCCTGCTGCCGCACCATAATCACCTTTTCTCCGGACTGTAAAGCATTCTTGATCTTTATTTTTTTCTTTTCCAGTTTTACCGGATGCTCATGTGCCGGACTTCCCGCGGTCTCGGTGTCAAACTCTGCTTCAATCTCCTGTTCATGATCCGTAAGATATCTCGGGATCACAAGCGTGCTCCCATCCAGCACCAGCTTATCATCAATACGGATTTTTAACGGTGCCGCTGATTCCACCGTACCAAACAAAAATGTACATGGATCAGATTCCTCAATACAGTTTTTTGCGATCGTCTTAATACTGTCAATCAGTTGTGCATCCAAAATATCACCTCTATTCCGTAAACTCACCGCCGGACAGCGTGAGTGTCATTGTATGTTCTTCCTCGTTAAAAGTATGTGTTGCTTTTTCCACCATCATAAAATTGTGCAGCCAGTAATTGCTCACAGAAAACATGACCAGCGGATAAGTTCCGGCGCGTATCCGCACATCGCCGAACGCATCTTTCACCTGAAAGTTTCTGGAAACCTTGTTGTAATATTTCAGCAGTGCTTCCGCTTTGCTTGCGCCGTTCTCCCCATCGTTTAGAGTGTCGTAATACTGTAACACGCCCCATTCGTTGATGTGAGAAGAATCCTTCGTCATATATATTTCACGTTTTCCGGTGTCCTTATTATCATAGGTCAATTTCACCTGATTATAGGTATCTCCGTCAATGGATGTCGAATACTCGTAATTTTCCCCGGTTTCCGCATCCAGTATCAGATTCATTTTTCTGTCCGCGATATTCTGCAGACAGATCTTGCCGTAATCATCATACAGCACATATACCTGTCTCGTGTTCATCATCGTCAGATCAAGCGCATTCTGCATAATATCAAACAGCGTTTTGTTGGATTCTATCCGTTGCGGTATCACATATCCGGTATCTGTGATCCTGCCGCAGCTCAGCCGGAAATCATCACAGATGCGTTGCAAAAGCCGCCCCGCCGCCCACGCCCGCGCCTCCGGTGCGCTTTGCGCCGGGCATTGCTGCATCACGGCCAGCACTGCATCCCGCACCCGGAGCTTGGCGCTCTGGTCAGCCACGGCGTCGCTGGCCGCCCGGATGTGCAGCCGCAGGGTGTCGGCGCACAGCGCTGCCCCAGCATCCAGCTGGGTGCGCCCCCAGTACAGCCCCTGCAAAGCGCCGCACAGCACAAAGCCCGCCAGCAAGCTGGCGCACAGCAGCCGCATCTGCCGGACGGAAAGCGGCTGTAAGAAAAAACGAACCAT